CTCCCCCCGAAAAATTAAGCTGGTACAGCGAGTTTAACCCCTGCATCATTACGAAGTTCCCCAGTACCGTAGATAGTATCTGCAGTAAAAAGGTCTCCTAAGAACTCTTGCTTATATTGAGTTTGAGTTCTTACGCCCATTTGTTCTACTAAAGCCAAAGCTGATTTGTGCATTAGTATACATAGACGAGCATCTTGAGAGCCTTCTGTATCCAGAGGACTATTTGTAGATACATAAACTGGGATACCGTAAAGGTCACCAATCAATCCATTACGAATTGTGTTACCGTTGCCAATTTCACCAGTAAACGCTTGCTCTGTAAATCGAGCAATACCAGTAAGATTTTTCTTCTCTACTGGAGGTACTACAAGGAATCTATCAGCCATAGGTACATCAACATCATCCAATGTTTGAATTGCTTTACGCAATCCAGCATCAGCTATAGCAGCAGCGTTGTCACTACCTGCGTTAAATGCTGTTGAACCATCAGAACCAATAACTGTTCCAGAAGTACCAAAGTCTACAGTTGTACCGCTAGAAACTGTGTTTACAGTTCCGCCTTGTAAACCATAAGCTCTTAGGTATAGGTCTGCATCTATTTGAGTAGCAAGAGCGTAACCAGCATCATCAGTGTAGAACTGTCTCATGCTTGTTAGACCTTGTTTGTCTAATAAATCTTCGATTAACCTAGAATACTCATAGTGTTTATCTATAGAAATTTGAATTTCACTGTCGGTTGCAGAAATCAAAGTTACTTGTTGTCTAGTTGTTTTAAGACTTGCTGCCCCTCTAGTAGGAGTAGGGATGTGAATTGTATCCCCTTTTCTACCATTGTGGTTCATTACTGTAACTAGGTTTGCTAAAACCAAATTCTTTTTGTATGCAGCTACGACTTCGTTGGACCATAACTCAGGAATAAACTTATCCTGTGTGGTGGTATTCATCGCAGATGCGGCTGAAAAGTTAGCCATTATCTGTCTCCTTAATAAATTAAAACTATAGGATTAACGAACCCTACCTTCTTTGTATGCTTGATAAATTTCTGGCTGTAAGTCAGTGTATCTTCTTGGGTCTTCTAACTGCAGTCTAATTAATTCAGAACGCTTGTAAGTAGGCTTACCTTTTGAAACAGCATCTTGAGAAGCACCAGACGCTACTGCTGTAGCAGCGTTTAGTTCTCGTTCTTTTTCAGTTCGAGCTACTTCTTTTTGTTGTTCCATCTTGATGCCATGCAAACTTTTGTACTGGCTAAATAATTCGTCTGCGTAGTTAAAATCTCCTGCACTGGCTTTTTGCCACATATCTTGTCTTGGTACACTTTCCATTACCCACTTTTGAAAATCGAGGTCTTTTACGATTACCTCAACGTCTGGATGTTTTGCTTGCAGCCTATTCATAGTAGTGTCAGTGTTAGACTGTTGCAAAGCACCTTTAATAGGTTGGATAGCTTCCTCAACTATTTTTCGTACAGAGTCAACAGGATTAGCTAGAAAATCATCTTCTGATAACTGCCTCTCTTGTTCCTGTACTGGTGTATCTTGAGCCTCTTGTAAATTCTTTTGAATTAAACTATCGGCTAGTTTACGAAGTTCACCTAGTTCGTTTCCTTGTTTACCGTACTGTTGTTCTAAATTTTGGTAAGATTGTAAAATCTCATCTACGGATTTATTTTGAAACTTAGGTGGTACAGCTTTTTCCTGGCTTTGTTGCTCGGAGCTGCTTTCTTGCACTTCTTCGCTAGTTACCTTTTCTCCTTCTAACTGGCTACTGATTTCTTCAGTAGACGTACCGTCAGAAACATTCAAATCAGAATCGACTATTCTATCAGTCATACGAGTTCTCCTTGTTTTAACCCTTATGGGGGAACGATTAATGTGGTATACCTAACCTTTTCAGATTATGGTGGTTGGCTTTTCTATGTCTCCTTGCCCATTTGTCGGCTGTGGTAGGAAAGCCTGTGTCTATCCCAGGTAATAAGAATTTCCCGCCTGAGATTATTTTGTAGGCTGTAGAGTTTTTTGAACAAACACATGGTATGCTCTGTTCTCTACTCCACCTTTCAAAAACTTTGTTACATGAGTTACATTGATAATCATTTATCATTGTCTTCTGCCTGCTCTATTTCGTTTTTAAGAACGGACTCAAACTCAATCATAAGGTGCAACATACCTAAGGCACCTCTTTGTTGCCAAAATGTTTTTTCGTCTTGTATGTTTAGTATGTTATTTTGTTGATTAAACATATCAATAAGACGTTGGCGTATTAACTGCCACCCTTCACTCGATAGGGTATCGAACATTTCGTCATAGTTCTTTTTTATACTTTCGTCCATAGTTAGTACCTCTCATGGTTTGTAATATCATTAATGCAGCTATCTCTTCATCGTCTAACATTCTTTGCTGTTGTAATCGTAGACGTTTTAAAGTAGCTTGACTTGTTTCTTGACCAAACCCTCCTATCTGTACTGGTACCCCATATCTTCCTTGTCCATATTGTCTTCTACCAAAACCTTTTGAGGTTAAGTTTGAATCTGGACTGTGCATTTTAAATCCTTGTTAATAGTAAACTTATTAATATTCCACCCATACTTGTAACTAAAATAAATGCAATCTTAGTTAGCAACCCAGTTATATCATCTAGTCTTTTTTCAATAACTTCTAAACGGTTAAATATTGTTTTAGTGCGTTCCTCGCACTGAACTTCGTGTGCTTCTATCCTAGAGTTAAGCTCACAAATATTTAACAAAAGAGTGTCTTGAGATTGTTCTAGTTTCATTTACTAGCCCTCTAACGCAGTTACTCTTGTCTCAAGAGCTTCTATTTTTGTTACTGCTTCTTGTAGTGCTGCGGTAAGTAATGGAACTAATTTAGCTTGGTCTATACCTTGATACTTTGGTTTTTCCCCTGTTTTTTCAAAAGTATACCCAGTTATTAATAAATCACCTGGTTTTTCTGTTTCATTGTTTATTACGTTACCTTTTGAATCTTTAAGAATACCAGTATCAATCATTCCATCTTTTTCACCATCTATAGCTTCTGGAACTATAGAAGAAACTTCATGAGCTAAAAAACCATCTACTGTAGTGCTTGCATCAACTTTAAAATTAAATTTACGTGGCTGAAGCTGTTTTAATCGTGTAATACCATCAGATATATCAACAATGTTTTCTTTTAACCGATAATCTGAACTTGTAACGTAAGCTGTAGCAGTATTATTTGTACCTATGTATCCGACCATTGTTCCTGCTGAATTGTCAAATCTTGCAAAAACACCTGCATTACTTACGGTTGATTTATAATTTATACCAACATAGGTTTCCATAGTAAAAGCGTATGAATTAATAGTGCCAGTTCTTCGTAAATTTATAAAAGCTGCTGCATCACTTAGATTTACATCATGGTTAAAAGTTGCAGTGCCTGCATCTGAACCATCTAAAGTTAAAAAAGTTGTATCAGTACTACCATCGGTGCCTTTAAATATTATATCTGTATCGGAACCTTGAGCGTCAATCGTAATATTTCCTGCACTGGTAGCAAGAGTGCTTGCTGCGTCTCCTAAACTTATATCATCTAATGCAGGGCTACTGCTTCCTCCAGAAGAAGCAAACGTAATCTGGTCACCTGAAGCATCTGTTGTTATAGTCATATTAGACCCTGCAACAAATGTTAAAGTATCTGTTGCTGAATCTGCTACAACATCATCTTGCCCTGATACAGATATTGTTTTAAATGCGTTGGCTGCACCACCACCTGCACCTGTAATTTCTGAATCAACGTATGCTTTAATTGATTGCTGTGTTGCAAGTTGTGTGGCACTGTTACTAGCCATATTGTCTTCGTCTAGTATCGCTGTTCCTGAGACCCCTGTGTTTAACACTGCTGACGTTAAAGTTTTGTTTGTAAAGGTCTGTGTTGCTGTTGTTCCTGCTATTTCTTGGTCACCACCTGGGGGTAGTGTCAATACGTTTGTAACAGAAGAAAGATGTGGTTGTGCTTTAACTGTTTGTCCATGCGAGTTATTTTCACAGTTAAATACAAGTGTTCCTGGATTTGTGTTACCTTTTAAAATTGTTTTGCCTGTTCCGTTTGGAGCAAGCTCTATGTCAGCATTTGATGTTGTAACAATGTCTTGTCCGTTAACATCAAGGTTACCACCTAGTTGTGGTGAGGTATCTTCAGAAAGCTCGTTGATTGAAACTGCCTGTGCTCTAGCGTTTGTAAAATATAAATTTGTAGAGCCTTCTGTTATTTCATCTGTGTTATCTTTCGTAGCTATCTGTGCGTCAACATAAGTCTTGATTGCTTTAGCACTAGCTACCGTATCGTCAGAACCTGACACACTAGATATATCTGTATCCAACACCCCTGATTTTAAGTCAGCAACGTCTATGTTTGATATGCTGTTACCTGTACCTTCAACATCAAAAGTTTTATTAGTAAGTGTTAAAGTATCAGATGCTATTGCAGCGTCTTGTGCATCTACATAAGTTTTTATAGACTTTGCAGATGCTAAAGTATCATCACTACCAGATACGGAACTTATGTCTGTGTCTAAAACACCAGACTTTAAGTTATCTACTTCTAAATTAGAGATGGTGTTATTGTCTGCATCTATAGTTTTATTAGTTAATGTTGCAGTTCCTGAAGCAGATACTTTACTAGCAATAGCTGTGTCTAGTCCGTCAAAGTTAGAGTTAAGGGTAGCACCCCAGTCTCCATCTTGTTCGCCTATACCTGGCTTTTCTAAATTTAAATTAGTAGTAAACGTACTTGCCATTAATCAACACCTCGTAATCTTCCGTTAGGGTCTCTTTGTACTGGTCTACCCCCTATAGAAGACACTCTTCCTTGTTCGTCTCTAGTAATGTTTAAATCAGGTTCTTGCTGTTGTTGTTTTAGTATTTCATCAAGTTTTGCGTTTATTGGGTCAATATTAGTAGAACCTGTGTTAAACATTTGTTGTTTGTTTGTCAGAGCAGTAATGCTGTCTCCAAGTGTGCTGTTTATTTTATTTACTGCAGAATCTGTAACCGTAGAAAAAGATTGTTTTAGTGCATCAACTAAGGCAAGGTATTCTGAAGGAGGAGCTTCATCTCCTAAAATTTGATTAGCTGTTTGAGCTTGTTTAAGCGTTGAATCACTTTCTGCTTTAAGCCTCTCGGTTTGTGCTTTAGCCATATTAAGCATAGCTTCACTTTGATTCCATATAGCTTCACCTCTATCTCGTTCAGCTTCTGCCTCCATCTCCAATACTTTTCGTACATCATCTCTAGAAGATTTTTGAACATGATGTTGAAACTCTTGAGCTTTTCTTTGTTGTTCTGCAAACTTAATTTGCTGGTCAAAGTTAGGCTGTGGTTCTGGAGGATTAAGACTACGTTGCAAAAACGTGTCCATAATTTGCATAAGAAGTTCTTTATCTTCAACATTGTAATTTTTTAACACTCCTTTAAGTATGACGTAGTAAGCAGGAGAACCTGCTGGTGTAGTTTGTAAAAGCTGTGTTAGTTGGGCAACTTCAAACTCTCTAGCCTGTGCTCCTAACGCTCCATGTACTTTAAATTTGTAGTCAGCTACAGGATAACGCTCGGTATCAAACTGCATATAACGGTGAGCTATCTTATGTATTAGTGGTCCAAGAAACTCATACTCCATATTACGCAGAGTTCTTTTTGCTCTTTTAAGCATAGCTCCCATCATCATAGACATACCACCTGCAGTCTCGTTTCTAGGATTTACTCCTAGAGGAGCAGCAGTGTCTATGGAACCAGTAGCCATAGTAACCATTCTTTCAAATTCTGCTGTTTGCCTGTAACTTTGTGGGTCAGGTCCAGGAAATTTAAATGGTGCTATAGCTTCGTTAACAGGACCAGATACAACTATGTTTCTACCTGGGCGTATGTTAAAGTCACTGTTTCTGGGAGCCATCATGCCGTTAACTAGCATCACAGGGTAAGTGGCTAGTGCTAACGAGTCTATTCTAGCTCGTAATTCTGCATCTAAAGCTTTCTGTGGGTTGTAGCCTTTTTCTGCTACACCCCTACCCCAGAATCTATTTGGTACTGTATCCCACTGAAACGCAACAAATGACCTGTCTTGCATCATAAATGGGTTTCGTACTAGCTTTAGTAAGGTTCCTCTGTTACCTATCCAAGCAATACACTCAACCATATCTGCAGAGTCATCATAATCTATGTTAGAGTTTTCTTCTGCAAACTCAGCGAGAGGGTCTGGAACACTCTCTGCTGATTCAAAAAAAGATTTTGGTACTAAACCATGATACTCAAGTATTTCAACGTGCTCTGCCGTTTCATAGTTTCTTTCAGTAATATCTAGTATGGGATGTTCTGATTCATCTCTTGAGTACAAACCAATGGGTGTATCGTTGTAAACACCTCTAGCTTGTTTTTGTAATACTTCATGCACTGGCACTGTGTAAACGTGAGCAACACCTAAAGCTTCGTGTAAATTTTTAGCAGCTAT